TCATGGGATTACCGCAGGTAGTATTCCTATTACTCAGTCATTGTCTGGCACTAGAGGTGGATACGCGCACGGTATACAAAATGCTCGTCGAAAATTATCCAGCATGTTTTATCGATTCAGTACTGCATTAGGATTTGGAAATCCTCCGTTAAGCCCCTCTCATGAAGTTGCTGATATGGATATGCCTAGAAAAGAGGTTAAGCCTACAGCACCGACTCATGAGGTCATTGCTGCGCTAGGTCATTCACAATATCTCGATGACCCTGTCCTTGAGCAAGGAAGCGATACCTTAAGTCGTCCTTTGGAAGAGCAAAGTAAACTATTTGACGAAATTGAACACTTAACTCGTCAAATTGATGAATCTGATAATGATGCAGAGAAAAAAAATTTAACAAGCCAGCGTAGTGATTTGAGAACAGAGATGAATAATTTGGCTGCATCCATTGATGCTGCTGGCCCCAAGAGCAACATTCAGCAAACAAGAACAGAAAGGGAGGTTCTTCAGTCACATACCAATGCAATTACAGAAAGAGCATTAGCGCACCTTCCGCACATGGACCCAGCATTATTTGACCGTGGCCTCCCACTCGATATATTGAGAGGCAATGTTATGCAATATGCTTCTATGATAAATCAAATGCTTGCGCGTGAGCCACATGAGAATCATGGCCTTACCGTTAGGGGGAACGCCATAGGTGATACCATACGTCCAAAAGATATGCCAGTAACCCCTTCTGATGTAAAGCACTTTGTCCATAATAGTAGTCAGTTTAGAGGTAAAGCGAACCATTCACCTGAAGAGTTGGCAAAGGGACTTGGTTTGGATTATGAGAATGCGCATGTACAGGCAACTATGCAGCGTTTATCCAATCGAATCCGTGATATGGCTCATAGTCAAGGAGATATGGAACTTGAATTTCCAATGATGACTGNGGCTCAATTGATGAGTCGCGGAGGACACTATGGTGAGCACGGTACTCCTGAAGAAATGCGAAATGNAGTTATGGGTGNCATAAATATGGGAACTTCTGGAAAGGNCAANCAAGACCCGAACTNTATGCATATCAAGCGAAATAAAGATGNGTTAGAAANCCAATTGGCAGAGTATGAAAGTGAATTTGGAGGGATGGGTCGAACTGCAAAAGAAGGTGTTGGTGAATTATCAGATGACCTAGGACTTCATTTCCACACTTCTCATACAACTGACCCCAGTAAGCCTTCCGAATTATCAAGAGGTAGAGGTAAACGAGGTAGCAAAGGTGCAAAGGGAGTTGCAGGTCAGAACAGAGAATTAGGACACAGAGTTTTGCAATCACTCGATTCTGTATTATTCAGTGACCCAACAAAGGACCCCAAGAAGGTAACGACAGTTGATGCAAAAGTACAGCGGGGACTCGTTGATACTAAATTAGGTCCAATGGATTCTCGTTCCGAATCTGTTATTCATTCTCTTTACAATTCGTCTGGGTTTAATCATCACTTTGGAGATAAGGTGCGTTCCAACTTTGGATGGAAAGTAGACCATAATGGGATGCCTAAAGTTTATCCAACAGACCACCCTAACGAAATTAGGTTAAATGGNCCACTTCAGCATTTTTGGAATATCTTTGATGGTAAAGAAGGACGACCTTACCTGTTAGATATATTGCATCCCGACTATGTACACCATGATGGCCAAAGAGCACAGGATTTTCACACCTTTGAATTGATGGGTAATCAATTTAGACCTCATCCGAGAACTAATTATCGGTGGAATCAAGACCCTACGTTAAAGGCGGAAATTATGAATCTAGCAGCCCTTACCAATCCCGATGTCATTCGCAAGGAGTTGGGGGACAAGGTTCCACTGTTGCAACCCATGCATCGCATCTTTGAGTTGGATGACCTTGAGCACCTTCGTGGATTCACAGGAGACTGGATTGTATCTGTCATGCCTGAAGGTGAGCGTGGCTTCGTCATCAAAGAAGGTGACAAGGTCACATCTCCTAACTTCTCTTTGTCAAAAGATGATAAGAAGAATTTCAAAGAAGTGGCTGATGAAGACTTCAGGCTAGATGTTATCAAGTTGGAAGATGGCTACTATGTGTTTGACGTACTTGAATTCGATGAGAAGGAAGTGCACGATACAGTCCTCAACGACCGCATCAAGATTATTCGTGGTGGTATGGAAGGTATTGAAAACATTCACGTTCCATCAGCGAGTGATACTCGATTGACAGATGATGCTGGATTAGAAGCAGCCGTAGAGCAATTGCAAGAAGAAAATGATAGAGTCCTTCTCAGGGATGCTAAGTCTACTTACATGGCAGGTGAACTGCGTCATCCCAAGTGGGTGTTACTCAGTCCGGGCAATGATGTTGTGTTGATGGTTCTTGAACGAAGAGGCAGTCTCCCATACACATATCGATTGGGAACTGGCCCTATCACACAAGAGGATTCACTAGGTCAGCGTGGTGTTGAAGTCAATGACAAGACCTACATGGATATGGGTGCAGCATTCGATAGTTCTGAGAAATTCAATGTCGGTGACCATGTGCGCGTAAATGTAGCCAATGTAGGTGAAATGGAAACTGACGGTCACAATCTCTACAGCGTTACTGGTTCAGAAATTATTGGTGAGGCCGAAGGTGAAGCATTGGTGAGTCAGGAAACACTTGGTTTACTTGCGAAATCTGAATCTGAACAGTGGCTATGTGAAGTTAATCGCGCCACTAGTGGTATTCGTGTTACAATGCCTCAAGGTGACGTAGTCTACAAAACAACTCAGTCTGGAAGACTATGGACAGTACATAGTCCGCTGGCCTCCAATCACTATCTCATCCGTTTGTCTGAGAGTCAGAGACCATATTGGGCACCTGTGGCGGGTGCAATCCTCAAGGCTGATGTGGAGATTGCTGAGAAAGAGGCGGTTGAAGAATCTCAGAACGACGCCAAGCCACTAGTGAAGCCTAAGAAGGTGGAAGATACTGATTGGTGGACAAAGAATCAGAAGAGGAAAGTTTTGGTCAAGGGTTTGGAACTTGTTGAAAGGATGCTCAAGAGTGGTGTTGGTTCTGTGGGTACATCCAGCACAGGGGCTATGGGATTAGGCATTGGTTATGCAACTCCTATAGAATCGCCTACTGGTCCAACAAATCTACATGACTCAAAGACCATGCCAGACTATGACAATAAACGTCGACCCGGAGAGGATTATTCTATAGAGCCGGGTACGGAGGAAGAAGAAGGGGCTAAACACATCACTGTGCCCTTAAAAGAGGGTACATTAGAGGTATCTGAAACTACTGCCCGCTTCCATAGTTGATTAAATAGTATGACTTGGTCTATAGAAGGTCATGGTGCTCTCTACTTCGATGCGTACTTCCCCTGTTCAGCACAGCGGAAGCATTAGTATCGTTAAGGCAGATAACGACCTTATCATCGCTGGATATGCCAGTGTTGAATTGGTTGATAAGCAGGGTGACCTCATTACACGCGGAGCACTAAAGGACGCCTTTGATGGATTCATGAAAGCAGATGGATTCCGCAATGTTCAACTTGCCCACTCTAACATTCAAGTCGGTTCAGTTATCGACAATTACACAGACTCTGATGGTCGTGTATGGAAATCCGGTGTCGATGACGCCGGTATGTTCGTTGTCATTAAACTACGTGATGACATCGAGAAGGCCCGTGAAGTGGCCAATGAGATTCGCAAAGGAGCCCTTCGTGGTTTCAGTATTGGAGGACAGGCATTCAAGCGCATGCGCAAGAGTGATTCTGAACACGGTGACTACACCGAGATTTCCAAACTGGAATTGCATGAGGTAACTATTTGCGAAAAAGGGATTAATCCCGAAGCAACCTTCCGAATATTGAAGGAGGACAAAACAATGAGCGATGAAATGAACGCACTGGAAGAACTTGGCAGCGTCTTAGACCGTCTAAGTAAGAGAATGGATGACATGGAAAAAGGCGACAATGACAAGCCTGCTTTCCTTGTCGATGACTCTGACTCTGACGACGACAATGGCGACAATGGCGACGATTCCAAAAATGACAAAAAGGATGATGATAATATGAATGATGAAAAGAAAGCAAGCGATGGCGAATATGCAGATGTCATCAGTAGCGAGTACCTGAACTGGATGGAGAACACACTGAAATCTCAGGGTGTCGACACTGGTGCAGCACGCGCTCACTTCGATGATGTAAACAAGGCTAACCTTGGTAGCACACCTGAACAAATTGACGAAGCCGCATTGAGTGGCCAAGTAACGGGTCGTGCAACTGAAGGCGGCAGCCCATCTACTGGTGCTGTTGGTAAAATTAACTCTGGCAAAGTTGCAAAGGGCTATCTAGCACCTAGCAATGTAACAGCCAGTGACCTTGAAGCAGCATACTCAGTCTACAAGGCTGCTGCACTAGAACAACAATTCAAGGGTAACTTGAACAGTGTGTTCTCAGACAGACTACAGAAGGAACTCAGCGCAGAGAGTGAAGCACGCGATGCTTCGTCTTTTGACGCTCGTGGACCTCTCGCAAGTATCGAGAAGGCAATTGCTGACCTCGGTACACGCATCGATGGACTTACTTCAGAAGAAGGCGCAGGCACAATCCGCAAGGCAGTTGACCAAGCAGGTGTCGCAATCCCTACTACTGAAGAACTAGCAAACATGGACTGGGACCAAGTACACCAATTGGCCGGGAGTGTTTGGGAATAANTTTCCAAATTAAATTAAATATGGAGGAATAAATATGGCACGAAATTATATGCGAACAGTAAATGACATGGAGCGTTACTATTACGGCGCTGGCAGTTCAATGGGCTACTCTTACACTGGCTCAGAACTACTCAAAGCCGATGCACCGCTTCTAAGCACAACTGCAGGTACATACCAAGCAATCTATGGTCGCAAGGTATGGTCTCAGTTGAATCAAGAGTTTAACGCTTTCAGCGTTCTACCTAAGAAACCTTGGGACCGAAGCGGATGGCGTGTTGTCACCGCAAAGCCTTCTTTCACAGTTGGCGGCGGTATTGCTGAAAACGGTACTCTACCGGACACAACCAAACCTACTTTCCAGCATGTGGCTGCAAAGCCCAAGACTGTGGCTCACTCATTCGATATGAGCGAGACTGCAATNTTCCTTAACGACAAGGATGACGGACTNGGTGACATTCGCTCAGTCCTCAAAGAGGAAATGGGCAAGCACCACGCAGAGCACATCAACAAGATGCTTACCACTGACGTAACCACATTGGCTGGTAACGACATTGAATCACTTGACCGAGTTACCACTGGTAATAACTCAATGACTTCAGGTACTCACTACGATACTTCTGATGAAGACCTCTACAGTATTGACCGCAGTGCAAACACATGGGCCTTTGCTGAAGACAACGCTGACAGTGGTTCAACAAATCGAACCCTCAGCCTTGACCATCTTGACGACCTATTCCAGAAGATTTGGGTCCGTGGTGGAAATCCAAAGGTTATGCTAACTGGATATGATACACTAATGCGTATCCAGCAACTATTGCAGAGCCAACAGCGATTCATGGAAGAGAAGCGTGTTGTCCCAAGTTACAACGGCGTAAAGGGTGTTCCCGGCGTCGAGGCTGGTTTCATTGTGGCTACCTACAACGGTGTCCCAATCATTCCAACCAAGGAGATGGCATCTGACGGCATCAGCCGTGTTTACATGATGGACACAGATTACTTGTACTTCAGTACTGGTAAGCCTACACAATACTTTGAGAGTGGCATCGAAACTGGTGACCCATTCGCAATCAACCGCCTCGGTCAAGAGGGACTTTACCGAACAATGGGTGAAGTTTGGACTACTTTCTTTGGAGGTCAAGGTTCAATCCGCGACTTGTCTTGAGGTTTATGGAGAATAAAATAGGAGATGATTAATTATGGCACAAGGAACAATTGTAGCAACAACGAGCGGCAGTGGTGTATTCACCACTGATTACGTCCTAGACCTATGGGCAGGGACTGACCAAGATGACACAGCATGGCTAGATGGCGGTGCAGCACTAGATGCTTATCCGGGGGCAATCACGCCTTTCCAAGCAGCAAATAGTAACACAACTGAAGGTACTCGTGGTATCAAGATGGTCTGTGGTCGAATTACAACTGCAATGGTAAACAGCGAAACAATGGATTTGACTGAGGTAGTAGGTTCTGAAACCCACAAACTCAAGATTCTAGCATTCGTATTGGCTGATAACAGCCAAGATGGAAAACTAACGGCTGCTGCGGGAACTGGAGCAAATGCTAACCGATTGACTTTCACAGAAGCAGGAACCTCAGAAGTACCAGCATGTCTATGGATGCTCTGCGCCTGAAGGTGATTCAACATGCCTTTGGTAACCTTTCTAGGTCCTTTTCGCACTCGTCGGCGGCCTGATAGCCCTGATGAGTGGGAGCGGAACAAGACCGAAGAGGTTAGTCAGGAATGGCTGGATACCCATCGAGGCGCTATCTGTAGCAACCCCACCGCTTTCCGAGTGGAAGGCGATGAGGGTGTCACAGTAGATGGCGGTAATGATGGTGTACCA